GTAACGCTTGCTACCCTTGTAGCCCAGCTTGCGGCATTCGTTGTCGTCGTCAAACTGGAAGCCGGCCAGCGCCTCGGTGCCGATCAGGTCCGCATCAGCAACAGCAGCGGCGTCCGACAGGTTCGAGGCATCGCCCTCTTCCAGCAACACCGTAAAGGTGGCGTCCGCATCGGCAATCGAGCCGGTGGCGATCAGGTAGGTCAGGCCATCGAAGCCTTTACGGTCGATGATCTGGCCGACTTGCGCGGTCGTGTCAGAAACGGACACGGGGCTGATCACCCGCTTCACGTCGATGTTGTTCAACAGGTCTTTCATGATAATTCCTTGAGAAATGGGTTTGAGTGCCGCCAGCCTTTCGGCCAGCGGCGGGCCGATCAGGACGTGGCGATCTTGAACAGCTTCACGGCTTCGAACTTGGCGATACCACCGCCGACGCGGCGACGGGCCAAGAAACGAACGTGCGGGAAGGCCGTGGCCGGGTCACGCAGGACAGCGATGCCCTTGCGCTCGATCACGTAGTACGCCTGCTTGAAGTCGCCGAAGGCGATGGGGTAGGCGTTGGCGCCGATGTCGGCCATGAAGTCGTCGGTAACGACGTTGTAGCCCAGCAGGGTGCCCACGGCGCCAGCCATGAAGCTGTCCTTGGTCATGCCCCACAGGTAATTGCCCTGACCATCCTTCAGCTTGCGAATCGAGCCCAGCGTGGCGTCGTTCATCAGGAACGATGCACCGGCACGGTACTGACGCTTGAGCGCATGCACCAGATCAATCAGGTAGTCAGACGGGTTGGACGCGGCCCAGCTCGAAGCGCCACCGGAGGCCACGTAGCCGACGTTACCCCACGAATACGAGGCGTTTGCCACGTTCGTGTAGTCCGTCAGGCCGCGCGGACCGTTCACGCCGTTGCCGGAAATGAAGTCGGTGCCTTCCATCTCGGCGAACTCGATGCCCATTTCCATTTCCAGGTCGGCGCCCACGTCTTGCGTGGCGTCTTCCAGGGCTTCGGAGGTGATGCGCTGCTCGCTGACGTAAGTGCCAGGCTTGAATTCCAGTTCCACCCAGCCCGGCGAAGTGCCGTTGCTGGGCGTGGTGTTTTCGCCGCCGCGCGATGCGCCAGAGGTGCCCGTGACCTTGACCAGCTTTTTGTAGCTGGCAGAGCCAATCGGGATGACGCGGGCCACCTGACGCATGGCGCTGTAACGCTGCACTACGCGGTCAATGCCCGCTTCCATCTCTTCGCCTACGAGGTAGCCGCCCTGCGTGGAGGTGCCCACGTTGATGGTCTTCTTTTCGGCTTCGGTCAGGCCGTCGATGCCCTTGCGAACATATGAGCCCCAGGCGGCCTTGTATTCGGCGTACTGGTCGGCGGTGACGGGCGCAAAGGACTTGCCGGCTTCCATCGCGTTTGCTTGCAGGCGCAGGTTGAACGACTTCAGCGCCAGCTCTGCGGCTTCGGCTTTTTCGGCGGTCTGGCCGGGGCGCTGACCCTTGAGGGACAGTTCCTTGACTTCTTTTTCCAGCGCGGTCATTGCGTCATTGGCCTTGGCCAGCTTCGCTTCGACATCGGCCAGGGATTCGCCCTTTTCGAGCTTGGCAATGCGCTCGTCCACCAGCTTCTGGTGCGTGGTTTGCGCTTCGGCGTATTTGTCCCACTTTTCGGACAGGTCTTTCAGTTCCATGGTCTTTCCTTTCGGGAATGAAAAAGCCGCCCGGAGGCGGCTGGTTTTGCGGTCTGCGCTTTTCAGCGCCGGAGTTGTGCTGTGCGGCGCTCAATTGCCGCCGCCAGCGCGCCCAGCTCGTCGGACTCACTCCGACCGCCCAGGGACTTGAAACGGGCAATGAAGCCCGTTGCGTCTGCCTTGCTGAGCCTGCCAACCTCACGAAGGAAGGACTCTGCTTCGGCGAACGTCTGGATGCCGTCAATCGCGCTCTTGACTGAGCTGATCTGTGCGGCTGGATTCGCGGGGAATGTCACTACTGACACCTCCCACAGATCCACTTTCTTCAGCGTGCGAATTCCCGTCACGCGGTCATATGCGTCCTCACGGGTAACAAACCCGATGGACAGGCCGTTCACGGCTTTGGCCTTCATGAGTGCCCGCGCCTCTTTCGCTCGCTGCACGTCATTGACCAACAGTTGGCCTTTGCAATACAGGCCATCGGCGCGCTCTTCCATTTCGAGGTGCGGGCCGATGGGCTCACCGCTGCGGTGCTGCCAAAGCACGGGCGGCAGGCGGTTTTGAGCCTTCCACGCGGCCAGCGTGTCCGTGAATGCGCCGGGCGCGACGATTTCCTTGTATGAATCGACGTTGCCGAAGACCGATCCACGGCCCTCAAAAATGCCGTCTTCTTCTACCGCTTTGATTTCAAAGGGTCGCTCGATGTATCGCAGTTCCATGATTTCCCTTTCAGGGCGCCGGGTCGGCGGTGGGCTTGATGGGCTTCGCGGATGACGCGGGTGGCAATTTGCCAGCCTCGCCGCCCATGGGGTTGAACTCTTCCAGTTCGCGGACTTCATCCGGCGCCATCCATCCAGGATGTCCACCAGAGCCAAGCGCGCGGGCGTAGTACTCGCCACGGTCCTTTGTGGAACCGCGCAGCAGCCCGTTTGCATTGAACTTGAAGTAATAGCCCTTCTTGCGCTCTTCGGCTGTCAGCAGGTTCGCGTCAGCGGACTGCTCGATGCACGCGTACTCGGGCATTAAGCAGTCAACTACATGCTGAATATTGAATTGTTCTGCGCTCGCATAGGTAGATGTCTTGTCCGAATGAAAGACCTTGTGCGGCGAAACGCCAAAGAATCGGCAGACTTCCTCGGTTTGCTGGTCGCGCATTTCCTTGTGCTGCGCGTCGATGCTGGTCATCGCCGTAGTCAACCACTTGGCGTTTCGGTCCAGCACTAACGTGCCGCCAGGCGCGGCAGCCTCCTTCTTCAGCCACTTAACCAGTTTTTCGTGCTGCTCCGGCGACAGGCTGCCATCCACCGAATAGGTTCCAGACGGGCGAACACCGTTCGAATGCAAAGATGAAGCGCTTTCCTCCAGTGCCATGGCCAGACCCAGCGCCTCGCGCGCCATGTTCAAAGTTTCCAGACCAAGAAAGCCATCCCAACTAAGGCCGCGCAGGTGCCAGATGTTGGCTGCTGGCACCTCTACCTCGCCGCCGCTCTTGCCTCGGACCCAATACTTCGCGGTGCGGTCTTCCTGCTGCTCGGCACGAACGCCGCACAAGATGAACACCTCGGCGATCTTGCCGCGGTAGCGATTGATGAAGGCAAATGCATTGCCCAGGCAAAGGTGAACTTCCAACTGCTGCCGAAACTCAAATGATGTTTGCCAGCCGTTCGGCTTGGTCGTCATCAGGTCGTATAGCTCATGATCTCGCGCGGACTCAATCCGTTTCAGCCCGTCAACCATCTTCTCCTGGTGAAGCTTGAAGGGGACCTGTGCCACGCCGTTTGCACGGGCACGAATGCAGGCAAGCGCCACAGAGTTGCGCCACATTGTCTGCTGGTTGACGCTGGGACCAGCCTTCGACTTGCCGCCCATGTCCATCATCTCGATCCAGCGCTCCCAGACGGTGCTCGCGCCCTTCTGCTCGGCCACGACGCGCGAAAGGAACCCCATTACTTACCACCCTTCGCAGCCATCCAGCCGACAGCCAGCAGGAACAGGCCGCCCACGATCCAGCCCGCGGGCACATAGATCAGGCCGGCGCCGTAGGAGATGGCTCCTGCCCCGGCCACCATCCCGGCATCGGGCGCCCACTCGGCGGCCAGTGCCGCAAGCGCTTCAATGTGTTTTTTCATACGGTGGTTTCCCAAAATGACCGGCCGGCAGAAACCGGGTTCATCGCCATCAGCGACACGGCATCAAAAAGCGCCATCAGCGGGTCGATCTTTGCCGTCCCGCTGGCCTGCTTGGTGATGGATACGGCGTTCCCCTGCTGCACGGTGCGCGCGTTGCCGACACTCCAGGGCATCAGCCCCGACTTGGCCACCAGCAGGTCACCGCCCGCCAGCTTGCGCTCGGTGGTCTTGATTGCACCGTTGAGCCGCCAGCCCTGAGAAACGGCCACCACGTCCACCGCGATGTCGAAGTCCCGGGCCTGCAGCTCGTCCACGATGTCACCGATCCCGGCCGCGTCCACGCCGATGCCCTGCTTTTCAGGCAGTAGCCCGGCGTCCCGCACGCGGCACACGTTGTCAACGAACTCCTGCACGTCCTGGCCGGGCCGGTCCACGATGGTCAGGCTGCCTTCGCGCTGAAAGTCCAGCAGCCGCGGGGCGATTTCCTTGCGGCGCTCCAGCGCGATCTTGTGCGCCCAGGCGTGGAACCACGCCAACCACCGGCCCGTCTCGCGCTCGCGCCCAACTACAGCCTGGCCCAGCAGGTCGTCCAGCCCGCCGCCGTCGCCACCCACCACCGCAACCTCGCAGCGGCGCAGCAGGTCGTCCAGCGTCAGGACAATTTCGGCCTCTTCCCAGAAGTCGGCCCCGGCCCAACGGTCGGTCCGCAGGTTCAGGCCAATTTCAATGTTCAGGTGCTTGGCCAGGAATTGCTGAAAAGGCCCATCGGTACGGGCTTGCACTTTCTTGAGCTGATCTTCCAGCCATTCGGCGCTCACGGACCGGCCGATGTTTGGGTTCGTGATGTAGAAGTTGTCCGGGTCCAGGTATTCCTTGCTGGCGATCATCTCTGGCGGGAACTCGTACAGCACGCCCAAGGACTTTGGATCAAGGATCTTGCCGTCCCGCACGTCCCGGTAATAGTTCAGCTTTTCCTTGAACACGCCGGCCGGGGGCTCGTCACTCTGCGTGGTCAGGTAGATCACCCAGCCCTCATCGCGC